ACTCATAGGCATTCTCCAAATTTGTTTAATTAAATTTAATACTATCATAATATAAGTGTAGATGATGATCACCTCCTTATTTTTTAATCAAGTTAGGAAAGGCATCCTGAACTAATTTCTTCGTGATGCCCTTGTATTTTAGCGACTTATCTTTCGCCGCTATTAGCAATTCAGCTTCTTCTCCATTTAAGGATTCAAGTAAACTTAAAAACATTCCTTCTCTTCGTAAAGCTGGGGTTGCATTAGCAACTGGTCCTTTAAAGAAATATTTAAATCTTCTAAATGTTCTATGTAGTGTTGTAAATTCGTGTCCCGCTGGAGCATCATCTTTTCGATATGACGGAGCACCTTTAGGTAATACGGTTACCACATCATCATCAAATCCGATACGTAATATATCTAATAATGCAGGGGTTCTATTTTGTCTAAGGAAAGCGATCCTTTCCTCTTTTTTAGATAATTGTGAAGCTTTAGTTAAAACTTCTGATATTAATTTTTTAGCCATTGTAAAATTCCTCCACGACTTCAATCAAATTGTTACATCTTTTCTTTATTAAATAATTTAATACTTTCATATTTGGCGTTTTAGTTTGCCCATTAAAATTATTTATAATAGTTTGTTGAAGATCTTCAGGAATATCAGTTAAATCAATTAGTTTTTTATTTCTTTGATAATTACGATATATATCTTCATCCATCGCTTCTCTGAGATTATCTGAATTTTCTAACCATTCATTAATTCTGGTTTGACGTAATGGTGTTTGTTGTTTATCAGATACAAATGTATCATCGGCTGAAAGTACATTTGGTATACCGTCACCACTATCACCTCTCATTATATGATTAAACAAATATGTTCTAGGATTATCATTGGTTACCATTTTCTTTTGTATAGGACTAAATTGTTTTACATTATTAAACTTTTGTAATTGAATAAAGTCTTTATCAGATGAAACTATCATTACTGGTTCAGCCATACCAAATTCTTGAGTTTGCATTGTAAGTGTACCAATAATATCATCTGCTTCTATACCTTCCATATGAATTACTTTATAAGGTAAATAATCTCTAATCTCATCACGTACTAAATGTAAAATTCTAAAAATTTCATTCCAATCTTCAGTTGATTCTTCTCTACCTTTTTTACGATTTGCTTTATAGAATGGAAAAAAGTCTTTACGCCATGTATTCATACCATCTGCACATATGACCATTTCTCCATATTCTTCTCTGTATCTTTTATTATACATACGAATACTATTTAGTATCATATGACGTATCATACTTTCATCATTTAATTTTTGTACAATAATATTACTAATAGCAATTTGGCTATAATCAATCAGTATCATCTGGCTCCTCCGGCTCAAATATTATTTCATATTCATTTTGTAAATCAATTTTGGCTTGTTCGTTTTGAGTTGCTAGAAGTTTGATTTTGGTATATACTCTATCCATTTCTCTATGGAGAGCATGAGGCATACCATAATATCTGTTAAACATTGCATTTAACATGTTTACCACTACAAACATATCACGAGATTCCTGGATTGTTTCATCTCTGAAATTCATATCCATAAAGTCTGGTGATGCTTCTCCCGTATTGATAAACTCTTCCAATACCTCTAATAAAAAATGAGAAGCTCCAATACATTCATCACTATAATGATTTAATGTTTTGGTTTCATCTTCATATTCTTTCCACATCTCACGCTTTTGAAGCTCTTCTTTTGATGGGAATTTATAAATTTTTGCCATAATAATATATTATTATACCATAGTTTTAGTCTGATGTAAATAGATTTTTTAAACTTTTTGAACCAATTCTACAATTAATAATACCATTATAATATTCATCCGATAGTAATACTTCTCGATCAAATTGCTCTTTTGTTTCCATATAAGCACATTCTCCCTTGGTTTTACATAGATGTAGAATTTCTCTATGGTAGAAGTCTTTACCATGTTTATTGACTTCTTCCATTAGATGTTTATTTGAACCGTAATAATCTCTCCAATCTGATTCTACTTTTAGCTTTTTTCTGCGTTTTCTAGTCTTTGTGATGGGTAATGTTTTAGAACTCCAAAAGAACTTTTTACCAACATACTTTTTACCAGTACCTCGATGAGTTATACAATAGACAAATCCATACCAAACATCTGGAGTAAACTCCTCTGGTGGCTCAAATTTTTTGCCCTTATATATCCAATCATTCATCAAAATCTAGTTCTTCCATATCATCATCTGTGGGCTCTCCACAATGAGGGCAGAAGTTTATTTTAACGTCTCTTTCGTCTGGTTTGATTACTATTCGATTATAGCAATATTCACACTCTAGAATCATGATACCTTTTGGTTAAGTGACCATTTCCAAAATTCATCATATCCTCCAATATTCTCACCATCAATTTTTATTTGTGGAAAGGTTCTTGCACCTGGAAATAGTTCAAAGAGTTCTTCTCGTTTAAAGTCTCTGTCTAGTTTCTTATATACAAAATCAACTTGTTCCATACCTTCTGCTAAATTTACTGCTTTATCACAGTAAGGACAAAAATCTTTGCCATATATTTCTACATTAATCATATCAATACTCCAATTGTTTTAAATGCTAATAACATAAATCCAAATACAGCAATTTGTATAATCGCTGCATATACTATTTGTTTCATAGGATGAACATTCTCTAGTTTATCAAAGAATGATTCATCAACTGGTGGCGACAGATTAACTGCCTGTAAAATTTTCTTACTCACAGACTTAATCCTTTAAATGTATCCTCTGATACATCTTGTTTGACTCCACCAACCACATAACTACTTATTTCAGTTTCTTGTGGTGCAACCTGGACATTACCACCTGATATCCATTTTTCAGTCCAAGGTAGTGGATTCATTTGTGGAACAGTATAAGGACAAGGTAAACCAATTGCTCTCATTCGTTTACAACCAATCCATTCCACATAATCTTTTAATATGCTCTCATTAAGTCCTATCATAGAACCATCTTTAAATAAATAATGAGCCCATTCTTTTTCTTGTTCTATTACATTAGTAAATAACTTAATTGCTTCTGGTTCCATTTCTTTTGCAATCTTTGCAATCTCTGGATCTTCTTTTAAAAGATTTTTAATCATCACTGTTGTACCAGCAAGGTGTGTATTCTCATCTCTTGCAATAAATTTAATAATCTTTGCGTTACCTTCCATCTTCTTAAGCTCGGCAAATGCCCAACTGCAGGCAAAAGAAACATAAAAGCGTATTCCTTCCAGAGCATTTGCCGAAAGCAAACACATATATAAAGATCTTTTATGTTCACGTTTATTTGTTGCTGAGTTATTATTTGCAATAAGATCATCGTAATAATATGCAATATCATTACCACATTCTAGTATTTCTTTTACATCTAAAAGTTCATCAAAGACTTTACTTGGATCAGCATAGATATTTCGAATAATATGTGTATATGATCTACTGTGAATTGTTTCAAAGAATGACCATGTCTCAATCCAGTTCTCTATTTCAGGTAACGAACATATAGGAAGGAAAGCAATGTTCGGGGCCCTGCCTTGAACAGAGTCCAATAGAATTTGACGTTTGAGGTTCGAGGTAAAGATGTGTTGTTCGTGCGGTGTAAGGTCATGAAAGTCCTTTTTGTCTTTTGATACATCTACTTCTTCTGGTCTCCAAAAGAAGCCAAGTTGTTTGTCTGTAATCTTTTCTATCTGAGGGTATTTGACTTGATCGTACCTTGCGATGTCAACATTCTCATCAAAGAACATATTACGCTCTAAGTGTGATTTTTTATTTCTCTTCAGTATTCCCATCTACTTTCCATTCTATTTTTTCTTTTAAGGCTATTTGACAACCTTGTATATAATCTCTATCCTCTTCACTGAGGACACTCCAACAATAACAAACACGATCTAAAAAATCATCTACTGTAATAGGATCAATCAGATGCATTTGTTTTTGCATCATAATCTCTAGAATTTGCATACGCAATTCTATCTTTTCTCGTAGAGTATTTTTTTCTATATTTTGCATGACTCGCAATCATCCTCATCTTCGATTTGTGGTGTTGTTCCACTATCATAGGTATGATGCTCGTCTTCTTTCATTTCACCAGCACCATCAAATGTATTAAAATAATATAATTGTTTTAATCCATACTTATATGCTGTCACCAAATCTTTAATCATTACAGACATTGGAACCTTATGGTCCTCAAAGTGTTCTGGATTATAAGATGTATTGACGGATATTCCTTGGTCGATGTATTTTTGTAATATGCCACATATGGCCAAGTATCCTTCTGGTGATTTTTGATCCCATAAGAGATCATATTTATTTTTAAGATGATGATATCCAGGTACTACCTGTGCCATTACACCATCTTTACTCTGTTTGTACGATACCAAAGCTCTTGGTGGTTCAATACCATTCGTACTATTACTTATTTGAGCGCTTGTTTCAGCAGGCATTAATGCCATCAGCGTAGAGTTTCTGATACCTGTATCTCTGAGTTGCTTTCGCAAATCTTTCCACGGTAAACGTTCTCTTCTAGCTACTAATGTATCTATCGCCTCTTTATAAGTATCGATTGGAAGTATTCCTTTAGAGTACTTCGTATCATTATTATATATCAATTTTCCTTTTTCAACAGCAAGGTTTGCACTTGCTTGTATTAAATAATATGACCATGCCTCAGCATATTCATCTACTATTTCGTATGCCGATTCATCATATTTTAATCCACGCTTTGCAAGGAAATATGCTAGATTAATGATCCCAATACCCAAAGGCCTTCGACCAAGTGTTCCTCGTTCTGCAGCTGAAATTGGATACCCTTGATAGTCAAGTAACTCATCAAGAGCACGCACAGAAAGATCACAATATTTTTCAAATTCTGACGGTTCATTGATTAGTCCCCAATTGATTGCTGATAGAGTACAAAGAGATATTTCTCCATCTCTATCATCGTAACTATTTAATGGTTTGGTTGGTAGATCTATTTCACAACATAGATTACTCATTTTAATTGGAGCAACCTTTGGATCAAATGCGCCATGATCATTTGCATGGTCTACATTCATTAGATATATTCTACCTGTATCTTTTCTTTCTGTTAAAAAAGATGAAAAGACTTCAATTGCTGGTAATGATTTCTTTCTGATACTATGAGCTCTTTCATACTTCTCATATAGTTCTTTAAACTTATCTTGATCTGCAAAGAAGGCATCATATAATCCAGGTGTATCATTTGGATCAAAGAATGTAATATTACCACCCGTTAATAATCTTTCATACATGAGTTTATTAAATTGAAATGCATAATCCATATGCCTTACTCTTGTTTCTTCAGTACCCTTATTATTTTTGAGTACAACAAGATCTTCAAACTCATAGTGCCAAACTGGTAAGTAAACTGTGGCCGCACCTCCACGTACACCTCCTTGGGAGCAAGACTTCACAGCTGATTGAAAATACTTTAGGAATGGTATTAATCCTGTATGAACAACTGACCCATCACCAATCTTGGCACCTAGAGCTCTGATTGAACCTGCACCGATACCTATACCTGCTTTTTTACTTATGTACTTAACAATACTAGTGCTAGTAGCATTGATAGAGTCCAAGCTATCCCCAGACTCAATAAGAACGCAAGATGAAAATTGGCGGGTCGGTGTTCTGACTCCTGCCATAATCGGCGTCGGTAACGATATATAAAATTGCGATATCGCATCGTAATACTCCTTGACATATTTTAATCTATTCTCTTTATATTTTGCAAATAAAGTTGCAGCAATCATCATATACAAAATCTGTGGTGTTTCATATATTTGTTTTGTTCTACGATCTTGAACTAAATACTTACCACGGAATTGTTCCATACCTGCATAAGTAAAAGAATTATCTCTATCATGTTTAATATAGTTATTTAATTCATTAAGTTCTTCTTCATTATATTTCTTCAATATATCTTTATCGTATACGCCTAGTTTAACATTCTTTTGTATAATATCGTATAGATGTGGAACCTCAAATTGATTATATGCTTCTTTTCTCATCTTATATGATATAAGACGTGCTGCTACGAATTGATAATTTGGAGTATGGTCTGAAATGAGTTCAGCCGCGGATTTAATTAAGAGTTCATGAATATTATATGCTGGTATTTTGTCGAAGAGTTGAATATTTGCTTTCAATTCAATCTCTGACATTGAGACACCGCTGATATCTTCAATTGCCCATTCTAAAACTCTATGTACTTTTTCTAGATCAAATGGCTGGATTGATCCATCTCTTTTTGTAACATTTATAGCCATTGTATTTTGTGCATTCATAATTTATATATTATACCATAAGTCAAGCAAATTGTAAATAGATATTTAGATTAGAGTGTAATTATTTTTTTTCGATTTTTGCGCCGGCACCTGGCTCATCACCTATAGTAACATTACGATAATAAACGACAACTTCTCCAAGTTCTCTGATATACCTTCTTAATTCTTGCATATTAACAGACATGGCTTCATAATCACCTATGGTTGTAGCAACAAAGACTACCTTTCCACCATTCTGTTTTTTCATTTCATCTAGAAATCTATCAAGATATGTGTAACCTTCTGGCCAATCGTTCTCTTTTCCTAATGAACAATCTCTTTTACCTTCTGCATTTTTTAAACATGGATTTGCAATAGCCTTTTCGGATACTACATACCATTTTGGTTCTGTTAAATTAATTTCTCTTGGCAGCGATGGTTGTATAATATCTATTTGTACTGGTTTAGACGATACCTCTATTTTCTTTGTGCCACTCAATACACCAAGTGTACTACAACCTGATATTAATACAATACTACTTATTAAGATTGCTAAGTTCTTTACTATCATTTTCTATATCCTTAAATACTGCAATTGTTCCATCATTGATTCTCTTTTCAATCAATCCAGGTTTTGCCTCTGCTAACATGTTTAAATTGTGTCTACGAAATATGTCCAAATATCCAGCCATTTCAGCTTCTATTTGAGCATTCTTTTGATTGAGTTGATTTAATGCTGCACCTTGTTTTTCATATGATTCTTTAATAGTGGCAATTGCCTCTTCTTGTTCTTTAACTGCTTGCTCAAGTTTTATGTTATTACCCTTGAGTGTTTGATTTTCGCCATATAGCCACCAGCACCCTAGACCGAGTACTAATATAATTGCTAAAAAGAATTGTTGCATTATTCTACCTCAATTTTATATCGTAATCCATTTGAACCTTTAATATGGATCATTCGTTTATCATCAGTGATAAACTTTAATTCTTTAAATGTTTGTTTTTGTATACTTCTTACATGTTCGTATACTTGATCATCAGAATTTCCCCACTGTTGATCATAGGAAACCTGGATTTTGTATCGTGTTTGAAATAGGCTAATTAGCCAATAGTAAAAGTCACTTAACTTTTTACCTATAAATTTAAGTAGTGATTTTACTTTGTTCACGTGCTGCTCTCCTAGCGAGAATTCTTTCTATAAATGCCTTACCCTCTTTTGTTCTTGCATCATAAGTAGGTTTTACTCTTTTCTTATGTTTATCATGTTTATCTTTAGGCATCATATCAGCTGGCATAGATACACCACCATGCGCTACAGCATTAGCAGCCGCATCTTCCCACATATCATTATAATCTTTGAATGTCATTCTAGTTTTTATCATCTGCTTATATCTCTATTTGTTATATGTATATATTGATTTGTGCTTTTGTGTTTTACTCTGTATATATTTATATTTGAAAAGCTGCCAATTGGACTCATAAAGTCTTCAACCACTACTTTTTGATTTGCAAATGCAACAGGCTCTCCTGTTTCTAGTGATACCACATCTGATTGTAATATATAATTTCCTGGTAATAAACGATCTTCATAATCTTGATACCAAGTATTTTCATCTATTTGATTTGGTAAAAGATCTATTTCTAAATATTTTTCTAAAGCTTTTATGATTGCTTTTTCAGACATACCTGTGTGTTCTTTAATTAAAAACAATGCTGCACCATATCGGGCAACAACTGATTTACCACCAGGTACCTTTCCTAATAATCTTTTGACATTAAATACAAGTCTATGAAAAACTGTATAGGCTGATTTTTCTTCGGGTGTAGTTCGTTCTGCTGATTTTTTTAATATATTACCATTAGCATCTATTATACCTAATTTAAATGCTTCGGTTTTTTCCCACGGCGTGACAAGAAGCTTTAAAAAGCGAAACGCATAAAATAAATCTCCTGTTCTTGATATAATTCCCATTAAAGTTCTCTTAATATATCTACTATTGTAGGATCCATTGCAACCTCAATTTTTTCATCCTCTGGTAGATAATGTAGATATACTAAAAATGGTTTAATATAATGATAATGATTATCGTCTATCTTATACCATATCATTTTATTACAGGCTTCAATACCAAACACATTATATAAAACAATTAGGTGATTGAGAATAAGTCTCTCTTGTAATTCACCATGTTCTTCATATCGTGTAAGAAGTCTTTTTAGATATTTAAATCTATTTAAGTCCTGTTTGAACTCTTCTACATCCGTACATTCCGGATTATTATAATTATTTGCTGCAAAAAGTTTAAAATTCTTATTGTTCAGTTCATCAAATATTTTCATTATATAATTATATATACCGAGTTGGTATATAATTAATCTGATTCTTTATCAGCTTCGTAATTTTTATCTACGTAATCAAAAAATTCTTTTTTCTTGTCGCCTTCTAATTCGTCAGGTGATTTTACGCCAAACTTTTTCAGTGCTTTATTAAAGAATGCTTGGTACTTTTTTTGCTTAGGTGAAAGTTCTTCTTCCTGAGACTCTTCATCTTCGTCATCGACTTCAACTTCGACTTCAACCTTTTCGTCTTTCTTAGCTTCTTTCATTACAGTACCATCTTCTTTTTCACCAGATTTTTTAACAACATGCTTGTCTTTAAAATCTTTTTCGCCTTTAGCTCTTGGCTCTTCAACCTCGTTTACTTCTGGCTTTTCGTGTACATATCCCTTTTTGGCATATTCTTCGTGTTCAGCCTTATCTTTGACTTCAACTTCTTTACCATTTTCAGGATGATACATTTTATGAGGATATTTAACTTCCTCTTGTTTTACTTTACCTTCTATTACATCACTTACAGTGGAAGCAATGCTTAAGGTAATATCGTCATTAAATTTCATTTTTTTCTCCTAACTTCCTAAATGAACTACAGCTTCCCAAGTAATTGCTGATATTAAACCAACAAGAATTACCCAGAAAACTTTATTTATAATCCCCACAGTATTTGCATTACTATTTACTGCAAGTTCTAATTTATCAATTCTATTTATAATAGATTGAATTTGTTCCGATTGTTGTTTACTAAATGCGGTGAGAGTATGTATTTTTTCTTCAGCTCGTGCAAGAGCAACAACAGCGTCTGCCAATTTATCGATCTTTTCTTCAATTCGATCTAATCTAGCTGATTGTGATTCCCTAGCCATCTTTTTTTATTATCCTACATTTTAGATTATTATACCCTTTTATTAATCTGTGGTATTCTCCTTGGGGTATATCAAAGATCATACCTGGCTGAAGATGGTATGGCAGTGCATTCTCATATTGAAATTGCCAACCCTCGCCCTCTAATATTTCAATCTCACGATCTTCATGATCTCTATGCCAAACATACTCATTATCATGTTTATCAACATGAAATTCACGTATCTCTCCTTCTTGTGTAAAAGGAAAGTTTTTACCAAAAATAGTTTCCGCCACCTTTAAGTCCTAAATCTTTTGCGTATTTTGGTAATCTACATGCCCAGTAACCTGCTTTCATTTTGTCATTCTTCATATCACAATTGTGACGTGAAGCAAAATTTCTTGCAGCCTCGCGGTCGTTTATTTTAGATGTTAAACCGCCTTTTGCATCTCCAAAGTTAATCTTTTTAACATTACCTGTCTTTGGATCCTTCACATATACTACATACTTACTTGGACCAGAAGATCTCTTTGGTTTATTTAATTCTACATCCTCAATCATTGGTTGTTCTAAAGGTACATACTTACCTTCATATAGACCAAATCTTTCTTGAACATGTTCTAAAAAACTATCCACCGAATTCGTGCCCTGCTACTCTTTTCATTTGTTTAACAAATTCTTTATAATCAGGTTTAGTTTTATAGAGCTTAATTGTAACTTCTTCTCTATCCTTACCTTTTATACGCCAATTATATCCCTTGTCTTTATGCTCAGGTTTTGTTGTTTTTACAACTCTTCTTTTAAATCCATCTTCCCAAGATTCACCTTTACCTTCGCCTTCTTGGTAATTTACAGATGCTGTATCATTACCGTAGTCCTGTGACTTACGAGTCTTCATACGTCTATATGCTATTTGTGCATCTTTTTCCATTCCTGGGTTCGTTAATAAAAAATCTTTAAATCCTATCATTTTTTTAAATCGTATCTATATGTACGTCCGTCTTGTTGTTTTGTTTTTGATATACCATATCCTGCAGCTTTTGCAATCATTTGAAGTTTAGGCCAACCTTTTTCTAATTGTTTTTTTAAAGATAATTTAGTAAAATCATCTTCTAATTTTTTGAGGATAGAACGAACAATTTCCATATCATTAGCGACATATGGTGCTTCATCTACTTGTCTAAACTCTTTAAACTTTTTCATTGTTTGCCTTGATCGACTTTATTCTGTAAGAAGTCTGTTGCAGTATCTAAATAATCTGCAGCCTTTACTAATTTGTTTACCCACCATGATGGATATTCTGAATCAGGTTTAATCTGTGCCAATAATTGTTCAGCGTTTCTTTTTAAAGAAGTTAATTGATTCTTTACGTTTGCAGAATCAACATGGCCATCTTCAGCGATTCGTTGTCTATATGCTTCTTCTAAATTCATAAGCCAAATTCCTAGTTAAATTTAATGTTTAACCTTTTTGCGTGTTTATTCATTATATCCTTAATGGATTTGTTTTTGTTTTTTGGATCTGCAAAATCATCAGCAAGTTCATCGTCTGATAAATATTTCATATCCAATTCAGCAGCAAATTTTTGTCCTTGAGGTGAACCTACTTTAGTACTACCTTTTATAGATTTTACTAATTTACGCATACCATCAATAGCTTTTTCTCTTTTGTTAGGATCTCTATCCTTAACTCCAATAGCCATTGTACCTTCACCTAATAAACTTTGGATTTCTGCTTTAATTTTTTTAAATTGTGGGCTTCCGTGTTTTACACCCATTAGTGAATTAAATAACCCAGCTAATTTTTCTTGATCAGCTGGCTTAAGTTTTTTTCCTTCTTTTACAGATTCATTCGCTTGTCTTAAAGCATCTTTAACAATAGGATCATCTGCTAATCCACGTTTCATTGCTTCAATTTTCTTATAAGCTCCTGTCATATTACCACCCATATCAAGAGCAATCTTGACAGCAG